AAGGAAACCGGGGTCAGTGTCGCTGAGACCGCCAAGCAATTTGCCGCGCTGGCCAAAGACCCGCTGTCAGCCAGCATGGCGCTCAATGACAGCACCAAATACCTGACTTTGTCGGTGTACAACCAAATCAAGGCGCTGATGGACTTAGGGAAAGTGCAGCAAGCGGGGGAGCTTGCGCAACAAGCCTATGCCGGGGAGGCAGACCGCCGCATGAATAAGCTCAAAGACAATTTGGGCTTGATTGAGTCAGCCTGGCGCTTTGCTGGTGATGCGGCCAAAGAAACCTGGGACTTCTTCAAAGGTCTGGGGCGGGACGTTGACCCCGTGACGGTCATCAATGATCGCTTGCAAAACGCCCTCAAAGTGATGCAAACGATGGAGGCGCGCAACGCCAAGAGCAAAGCCAACGGTGATCAAATCCCTAATTACACCGATGCACAGGTCGCCCAACAACAAGCTTTGGTTAGCAGCCTGCAAGCGCAAAAAGCCGCGATTGATGGGGTCGCATCCTCACAACAAGTGGTGGCCGATGAAACAGCGAAAGGCGTGAAGCAAGCCGGTTACCAGGCCGCCTTTGACCAAACCACGGGTCAGTACATGCAAAACAAGGTGCGCATGCAAAAGGAGCTTAATGTGCTGGCCGAGCAATTTTCCAAAGTGGAAAAAACACCCGCCAACATCGCGGCCAACAACCAATCGCGGGCCGAGATCGTCAAACGCTTTGCCCCCGCGCCTGATTTGCTTAACCTTGATCTGGAAAAGTTCAAAAAAGAACAGGACAAGTTGGTGGGCATTTATGGCAACACCCAGCGCATCATTGACTCCTTGCACAAGGCTGGTTTGTTGGATGAAGCAGATTACAACGAACAGAAAAAGTCGCTGATTGCGGATATTGAGCAAGCAGCGCAAAACGACTTAAGCCAACAAATCACCCGCATCAAACAAGAGATGGCCTTGGGCAGCACCTCGGCCGAGCAAAAGTTGCAGTTGCAAAAACGCTTAGGTGATGCCCAAGCCGCCCTTGACAAGGCCAAACGGGATGGGGCCGCCAACACACTGCTTACCAGCATGGCCGAGCAAGATGCCTTGAACCAAGTCGAGGTGGCTTTTAGAGGTGCCAATGCCGCTGCCAAAGACTACGTTGAAAGTTTGAGCCGCAGCCAAGGCCGCGATTTAGCGGGTATGGGCCAAGGCAACGCGGAGCGCAACCGCCTGAGTGGCCGCAATCAAATTGAAGAGAAGTACGCCCAAGACGCTCGGCGCAATGAGTTGTACAAATCCAACCTAGAAGCCAGCAAAGGTCTCGATGGCGGCAATGCCTTTGGTGCTGATGCCAAAAAGAAATATGACGAAGAAAATGCGCGCATTCGTGATTTTCAAAAGATTGCCTTGCAAGATTACGACAGCTACACCACTGCCAGAAAAGACAAGGAAATCAACTGGCAACTTGGGGCATCAGAAGCCTTGCAAAACTACTTGGATGAAACGCAAAACGTCTACAAATCAGTCGGTGATGTGGTGAGCAAAGCGTTTAAAGGCATGGAAGATGCCTTGGTGGACTTTGTCAAAACCGGCAAGCTTGACTTCAAGAGTTTGGCGACATCCATCATCTCAGACTTGATTCGGATTCAAATCCAGCAAAGTGTCATGCAGCCATTGGGTGGAGCCATCAAGAGTGCAGGGGGGTTAGGTGGCCTCTTTCAAGCTGGGAAAACCTTTCTGGGATTTGCCGAGGGCGGTGACCCGCCGGTGGGCGTGCCTTCAATGGTGGGTGAGCGTGGTCCCGAGTTGTTTGTGCCCAAAGTCGCAGGCACCATCATGCCTAACCACCTGCTCAAGGGTCAGGCCAACAGCAGTGTGGTGATCAATCAACCTTTGACCATCAACGCCAACAACGCAAGCCCTGAAACGGTGGCGCAAATTCGTCGCCTGATGCCCAACTTCATGGCCGAAAACAAACGGGTCATCATGAGTGTGGTGCAGCAAGCGATGCATAAAAACGCTGGGAGATTAACCGCATGACCATTCAAGCCTTCCCCCCGATCTCCCAAACTGCCAGCGTCACCTTAAAAAGCACGCAGCCCACGCGCGTGTCGGTGTCACACAGTTTGAAGCAACAAAGTCGCACCACCGGGGCGCAGCGCTGGGCCTTGCAACTCACCTTGCCGCCTTTGACCAAAGCGCAGTTCATGCCTTATTTCAGCTTTTTACTGGCACGCCGGGGCCAGGCTGATCCGTTCACCATTGTGGTGCCCACCCTGACCGTGCCACAAGGCCAATGGGGCAATAGCGTTGCGGTGTACAACCCCCAATCAGTTTATGACCCCGCAGCGGCTGATCGCGGGCGCACCTTCTATGTCTCAGGTCTGCAAGGGAGTGAACCCGCCGCCAAAGCGGGTGACTTGCTCAAGTTTGCTGGCCACAGCAAGGTCTATATGGTGACAGCCGACAGCACCCTGATTTCTGGCACGTTTGCCCAAATCACCATTGAACCGGCGCTGGTGGCTCCCATCGCGCACGACGAAGCCATTACGGTGCGCAAGGTGCCATTCACGGTGGTCAACCTGTCTGACAATCTCAACAGCAGCATCACAGCGGGGCCATTTTATTCACTCACCCTTGATCTTGTGGAGGTGTTTTAAATGGATCGCGCAGCCAGCCCCGCCTTTATTGATGAACTCCTCAAAAGCACCAATTCACCGTGCTTTCTACTTTACATGGCGTTTGATGAAGTTGATGTGCGACTGACCGATGCCTGGCGCAATGTATCTTTCGCTGGTAACACTTTTACGGCCAACGGTCATTTTTTGGATTTTGCGGGGTTGAGTGAATCAGCCCAGTTGCAAATCCCCAGCGTCACCGTGACCGCCAGTGGCTTGGACCCGCAATGGGTGGCCGTGGCTTTGAATGCGCGCTATTTAGACCTGCCCTTGCAGATTTATCGGGCCTACCTCGATTACACCCAGGCGCTGATCACCAGCCCGGTGCTGATCTTTGAAGGTCGCATGGATGGCTTGGTGATTTCCGATGATCCCAGTGGCAAATGCACCTGTGTCATCACCGCAGGCAATCAATTCGCTGATTTTGAGCGCAAAGCCGGTCGCCACACCAACTCCGAAGAACAGTTGAGTATTTTTAATGGCGATTTGTTTTTTGAAAACTGCGGTGCTTTGAATAAGCAAATCAAATGGGGTGGCAAATGAGCGATGCAGACTTGCAGGACTTTTTGCGTGCCCAACAAGCGTTGCCCGCCGTGGTGCCCAGCGTCAGCGCGTCTGATATTCGGCGCTTGGAGCGCGCCATGTCGGCTTCAGGGCAGTGTGTCGATTTGCCCGTGAAACACTATTTCACCGCCGGTCTTTATGCGCGGGAATTAAGCATCCCTGCGGGCACCACCCTCACGGGGCGCACCCACCGTTTTGAGAACCTCAATATTTTGAGTCAAGGTGAGTTATCCGTGCTGGTGGATGGGCGCATTCAGCGCCTGCGTGCCCCGGTAACACTGATCTCACCCCCTGGCACCAAGCGGGTGGCTTATGCCCACAGCGACTGCATTTGGATCACGCTGCATGGCACCGACCTGACCGATATCGATCAAATTGAGCAAGCCATGTTACTGCCTGAGCCGACCGCACATTTAACGCCCCCAGTGACTGAAAGGATTATCTAATGGCTTGGATTGTTACGGCCGTCATTGAATTGGGTTCGGTTGCCATTGGTGGGTTCCTTGCCGATGCTGCGGGTATTGCATTGGCAGAAACCGTTATCAGCGGTGCTTTGATCGTGGACGCCAGTTTTGCCGTGGGCGGTTTGATTGCTACGGCGGCCGTGGGTAATGTGCTGGGGTCGGTGGTCGGGGGTGGCAGTGCGCCAGCCTCGGTCAGTGCGGCCACGGCGCAAGGCATCATGCTCAACACCAGCAGCACGGTGGAGCCGTTGCAGGTGATTTATGGCAACCGAAAAGTGGGTGGCACCCGGTGTTTGTGTGAGGTCAGCGGCCCGAATAATGAGCATTTGAATATTGTGATCGCCTTGGGTGAAGGCGCAGTGTCAAATTTGAGCATGATCTACATTGATGATGTGCCGATCACCGACCCCAAGTTCAGCGGCCCTGATGCCCACTTCTTCATGGCCAGTTCGGGTCAAGGCTTAACAACTTACCGGCCACGCTTGGCCGATGGCACGGAATCCCAAGCCCCGCAGTTGGTCTATGCCGAGTTTCACCCTGGCTTTGAATATTCGCAAGCCAGCGCTGCATTACAAGCTGAATTGCCACTCAAGTGGACCCCTGATCATGTGGGCGGTGGGGTGGCATATTTGTACTTGAAATGCACCTATGACCGCGCCGCCTTCAGCAGCGTGCCCACCATCACCGCCGATATTCAGGGTAAGTTGGTCGGCGGCGTGTTTGCAGAGGAAACATTCTTTAGCAACAACCCGGCTCATTGCCTGCTTGATTACTTGACCAATCAGCGCTATGGCCGAGGCATCTCAGGATGGCAGATCGATCAAGCCAGTTTTTCTGCTGCGGCGGCGTACTGTGATGAAACCTTGACGATTGAGGTGCCTGCCGTGTCATTCGGCTGGAGTGGCATCAGCTTGCCTGCGTTTACTTATCCTGTGCCGCGCTACACCTGTGATGGTCTGATCAACGTCAACAACACTATTTTTGACAACGTGAACGCCTTGTTGTCGAGTTGCCGAGGCATGCTGATCTACTCGGGTGGCAAGTACAAGTTGGTGCTGGACCGACCCACGGCGGTGAGCATGGATTTTAACGAGACCAATATCACGGGCAACTGGACCATCAGCAAGCCATCAAGGCGGCAACAGTTCAACAAAGTCACGGCGGGTATCTTCAACCCTGAGAACAACTGGCAGCCTGACTACGCCATCAGCGATGACTTTCAGGATCGTAGCTTTCTTGACAACGGTTTGATGCTGGAAAGCAAGATTGATTTGCCGTTCACCGCCAGCATCGTGACGGGGCGGCGCTTGGCCGCCATGCACCGCAAACAAAGTCGCTTTGGCACGAAGATCAGTTTCACGGCCTTGCCCGAGGGTATGCGGGCCGAGGTCGGCGATGTCATCAGCATCACGCACAGCACGCCGGGTTGGACCGCCAAGGAGTTTCGGGTGCAGCAAATTAGCCTGGCCAGCAATGGTGAGGTGGAGATCACAGCTTCTGAATACGATGCCAGTGTCTATGATGTTGATGCACAAGGACAGTACCCCGCAGCCACGGGAAACAATACCCCAAATAATTTTGCCTTGGCCGCGCCAACTGGGCTAGTGGTGGCAATGGAAGATATTGCCCAACCTGATGGCAGTTTGGTGACCCGAATCACCGCCACATGGGATGCCTCTTTAGACCCTTTTGTCACGGGGTATGAGTTGCAATGGCGTGAAGACGCTGGGGCGTGGCACACCGCCAGCCAAGCGGGCAACTTGTTCATTTTGCCCAACACCACGCCCGGCCATCTGTATATTCTGCAAGTGCGCGCCGTGAATAGCCTTGGCACCCACAGCCCTTGGGCCACCGGGCAAAGCGTTACCTTTGGCGTGCCTGTGGCCATTCCTGCGTTTCCCATCCTCAACGCTACCTCAGAGTTGTTTGGCATCAGTTTTGCCTGGACCTTTGGCGATGCGCGCAAGGACATCAGCTACAGTGAACTGGTCTGGTCACAAACCAATGACAGCAGCACGGCGCAGACCTTGGTTCAAGTGGCCTACCCCCAGACGCGCTACCTGCAAAGCAGCCTGGCACCAGGGGAGGGCGGCTACTACTGGCTGCGGGTGATGGACAAGCATGGCAATGCCTCCCTCTTTAACCCGCTGAGTGCCACCCAAGGCTTACACGCCACCTCCAGTGTCGACCCCGGTTTACTGCTCAATGCCTTGCTGGGCAGCCTCAGTGTGGATCAACTGACCGCCAATCTGCGCTCAAAAATTGACCTCATTGACGCCCAAGGTGGTTTGATCACGACACTGCAAAACACCAGCAGCACCAGTGCCGATTTAATCGATCAAGTGCAAGTGCGTCTGGACAGTGGTGATTACGCCGCTGTTAAACAGGCCACCGAAGTCAACACCCATGCGAACGGGGTGTTGAACGCGCGCCATACAGTCACCCTTGACAGCAATGGCTATGTCTCGGGCACCGAGTCGGTCAATACCGGCAGTAGTGCCAGTTTCACTGTGCTGGCCGACAAGTTCCTGATCGCCAAACCCAATGGCAGTGGCATTCCCATCCCCTTGCTGGCCTTGGGCACCGTGGGCGGTGTCACCGCGCTGGGCCTGAGTGGCAACTTGATTGTGGATGGCTCGATTGTTGGACGCGCCCTTGATGTCAACACCATCACCGCTGAAAAAATCAACGGCACCAACCTGAATGTCGTCAACGGCACCTTCAGCGGCACCATTGCAGCGGGCTCGGTCGATTTCGCCAGTTCGGTCGGTTCCAATTTCAGCTACGCGAGTGCGGGCAATTACACCTTGATCGTGCCCACGGGCATGACCAGCATGCGGGTCACGATCAAAGGCGGGGGCGGGGGCGGCGCTGGAGGTTCCACACGCGGCAGCGGTTATGGGGGAGGGGGCGCAGAAGGCGCCACCGCGACCACCTTGCTCACCGTCACTCCAGGGCAAACTTTTACCCTGCGTGTTGGCGCGGGGGGTACCGGGGGCGCGGGCATGGATGCGCCTTTCAGTTATCAATATGCATCAGCGGGACAAGAAACTTACCTCAATGGTGTTGTGGCGGCGGGCGGGGGTGCGGCTGGGGTTTTGTCTGGCCCTGCTGCTGACCATGCGGCGGGCGATGGCTGGTCGTATTACGGTGACAAGGGTGGCGGCACCTATGGCGGCTTGGGCGCCGCCACTTACCAGCAAGTTGGCCAGGTCGGTATCTTGGGTGACGGCGGTGGTGGCGGTGCGGGCACCGGTGCCATTTATCACACCCAGCCGCAGCCTAGCCACGGGGGCAACGGCGGTGCAGGCTTTGCCAATATTGAGTATTTTGACCCGAACGGCTTGGTTCTCAAATCCACCCTGGACGCTTTAAAAGCCGAATTGCGCACACAAGGACTGACCATCTCATGAGCATTAACCAACCCCAACCCGGACTGTGGCACTTTGGGCAGGCGTTGACCCAGCATCAAATTGTGACCACCTTGATTGACGTGGTGCAGGGCCGACTCGACATCACGGTCGGTTCCTGGGCTGATGCCGAGGCCGATGCCGGTACCCGCAGCCCGGTGCTGGCCACCACGGTGCTGACCATCAACTACGACCAGTGGCAGCCTGGATATTTTGAGCAAGTAATCGACACCGTGAACGCACACCCGGCGTGGACTGGTCTGGCACCGCACCGCCCCAACCGCTTTTGCAGGTTTCACTGGCCCAGCCAGCAGTGGCAAGACCCGCGCCATGTTGAGGACGAATGGCGCCAGGTACGCCAGCAGCGCAACCAACTGCTAGCTGGATCGGATTGGACCCAGTTGCCTGATGTCCCTCTGCCCCTGAAAACTGACTGGGCCAGCTACCGCCAAGCACTGCGCGACATCACCCAGCAGAGTGACCCGTTTGAGATTGCTTGGCCGGCACGACCCACCGCAGCCGAAGCTGCTACGCCACCTGACCCCAGCGTGTAACAAGTTCATTCATCACCCCCGGCCGCCTCGACTCAGTCTTGGCGGCTTTTTTATTTGGAGATCACCATGCCTGAACCTACTACCAATCTCTTGAACCTGCGCCCCGAAGACCTTGATGAGCTGCTGACCCGTGCCGGCGAACGGGGCGCCCAGCGTGCGCTGGCCAGCCTTGGTTTGGAAAATGGCCGGGCGGCAGGCGATATCCGTGACCTGCGGGGCCTGATTGATGCCTGGCGCGAGGCACGGCGAACGGCTTGGCAGACCACCGTGAAGGTGCTGACCACTGGCGTGCTGGCCGCGCTCTTGGTGGGCGTTGCGATTAAGTTGCGCTTGATGGGCGGTCCCCAATGATTGAGACACTACTTGGTGGTTTGCTGGGCGGCGCTTTTCGCTTGGCGCCCGAGATTCTGAAATGGTTTGATCGCCAGGGTGAACGTGGTCATGAATTGGCGATGCAGGACAAGGCGCTGGAGTTTGAGAAGTTGCGTGGTGCCAGTCGCATGGCGGAGATTGGTGCGGCGTCCGACAGTGCGTGGAATACCGGTGCGATTGAGGCCCTGCGCGATGCCGTGCGCACCCAGGGTGAAAAAACGGGGGTGGCATGGGCCGATGCCTTGTCGTCAAGCGTGCGACCGATCATTACTTACTGGTTCATGGCGCTGTACTGCGCGGCGAAGACGGCAGCATTTGCGGCGGCTTTGTCTGCTGGTGCCGACTGGGGTACAGCAGTTCTTCACGCCTGGACTGAGGCCGACCAGGCACTTTGGGCAGGGGTGCTGAATTTTTGGTTTTTGGGTCGCGTGTTTGACAAAGTTCGGCCATGATTGAAGTGCCGAAATTGGCTATCGATCTGGCCAAGCGCTTCGAAGGGTTTCATCGCGTTCCAAAGGCTGATCCTGGGCGCGCCCATCCGTATATCTGTCCAGCTGGCTATTGG